GTGTGGCTTCTGCTATGACTAATAGTCAACAAGTAGTCAATGTAAATATTACAGGCGATATTAGTCGTCAAACAAAATCGGAAATTTATAGAATGCTCCCGTCTATTGCTGAGGGGGTTAACTCCCACAATAGAGAGAAAGGATTAAGGTAAAATTATGTATGGTATCTATGAAAATGGAGAGGTGATTGCAAGATTCACGACACCGTTAACAATCAAAAGCAATCAGCCAGTCTTCGTTTCAGATACCCTATCACTAAAACGATTTATTAGCCGTAGGAGTGCTCAACGTTGGGAAATCGACGCTGGCCTTGAGCCTCTTACGACTGATGCTCAAGACCTAATGGTTAATTTAGTGACTAAGGGTTATTCTGAGACAGTTACAGTAATTGTACCCCAAAACTATGGAGTAATTAAAGCTAGGACAGCTTTTGGAATCCCTACGGTTTCAGGGGTAGCTGGTCAAAGTCAAGTTGTTATTTCAACTGGACTCTTTAATTTATTACCTAGAGGTACATTTGTAAAGTTTTCAAATCATTCTAAAGTTTATATGACTACTGCTGATTTAACAGGTAATGGAGTATTAACAATATTTCCTCCTCTTGTTTCAAATGTAGCAGGAAGTATGAACTATGGAGACAATGTTCAAATGCAATGTTTATACGACACAGATGTAGTCACAGGAATGGTTTATAGTGATGGTATCTTAATGGATACAGGGCAGATAAGGTTATTAGAAAAATTATGATAAAATTCAGTCAAACAGTCCAAGATATATTGGCACAACCAGTAATAGAGGCTTTTTATTTAGTAGAGGTAGTGTTATCTCCTACTAATTCTTATAAGACCTCTACTTACTTTAGAGAGCTAACAATTTATAATGGTGTAACACCAGTTGCAACCTATTTAGGTGATGGTAAAATTGTTAGAATTGATACACCTAAGTTATCATCTACTGTAGATAGAGAACTATTTAAAATTAGTTTTGCAGATCCAAACTTTACATTTGGCGCAACTATTGACTCTGGGTTAATAGGAAAAATTGTAGATGTAAAATTAGGCTTTGTAAATCAAACTACTAAACAAGTAGAGACAGATATTTCAAATATTATTACAATTTATCGTGGAGCAATTGACTCTACAGACTATAGTATAAATACTGCAGAAACAGGTGAAGTTCTTTTAAATATTGGCTGTTCAAGTCCAATGAATGATTTAGATATGACTAAACCTTTTTATACAACAAAGGATGCATCTGCATCTAGAGATTCCTCGGATACTGCCTTTGACCAAATTTATGAAGGCTCAGGAGTTTTACAACTTAAGTGGGGGAAAGTATAATGGCAGAGATACTAGCTTACAAAATTTTTAGTTTAACAGTAAGCACATGGATTACAATTGCATCAATCTCATATCAAATTGTTCAAGCTAGGAAAATGAAGAAAGCAGCCCAAGCAGCTGCAGAAGCAAGAAAAGGTTATGAGCTTGTAGTGGAAGGAGAAGGTGTCACTTTACCTATTGTTTACGGAAGAGCAAAGGTAGGCGGTGTTAGATCCTACCATAATGTAGCTAACAATTATGTGTATACAACACCTAACAGCGATAAAGCAATTACTAACCCTGGATTTAATAATAATATAAATGGAGAAAACAATGAATTTTTGTTTTTCCAACAAGCCTTATGTCAAGGTCCAATCAGCAATGTCTATGATGTTGTTTATGATGAGTCCCGCTATTCTGATGATCCAGACTTAAACTCATCTGCTACTACCACGTACGATAATGGAGATGCTGAAAACCCAAATATTTATACAGAGACTAAACTAAATTCGGGAACTCGTATTGATTTACACTACGGTGATTCTGCTATTGCAGATAGTGTAATGTCGGCCAATAACCCTGAAAGAGTTAATTCTGTATTTACACAAGTAAAGAATACTGTAGGTATTGCATACGCTTCTGTTGTAGTAAAATTAGATAGGGATAATCCTGCATTTAATGGCGTTCCTATGCTACAGTTTTTTATTGAAGGTAAAAAGATAAAGAATATTATTAGGTCAGGTACGATTGATAACTATACTTACAGTCTAACACCTACATCAAGTTATTCTAACAACTCTGCTTTGTGTTTATTAGACTATTTACTAGATAAAACCTCTGGTAAGGGTATGGATATCTCTTTGATAGACTTAGAATCTTTTTACAATGCAAAAGTAATTTGCGATCAAGTAGTATTACAGGATGCGCTTGTTGGTGGTAAGATTTATTTCCCTACAGATGGTAGCTCTGGAGCAGAAGGAATAACCCCATTAGCTGCTTCTAGAGATGTAAGGTTATACGAGTGTAATGCAATTATTGATACTCAAAAGCCATTAAGAGAAAATGTAGAGATTATTCTTTCTACAATGGGTGATGCCAGACTAGTATGGTCAGGTGGAAAGTATAAGCTTAATTTACAATATCCTGCAAATAATGAAGCAATAACTATTGCTGCAAACTTAACAGATTCTGATCTAATCTTAGATAATACGGTTAATATTAACTGGCCAAGTTCTAGTGAGAGATTAAATCAGTGTACTGTAAGATTCCATAATGAATCCGAAAATTTCAAAGAAGATACAGTATCATGGCCTCCAAAGGTTTCAGGTACAGCTTTAAGAGGTATTGGTGGATTTAAATACCCAGTTGCGGAAGACAAAGGCTGGCCTGATAATACAGGTGGTAGCCTTCTTAAGAAACATGCAGTGTGGTCTGGCTCAGGTTCTTCTTTTGACCAAACATGGAAGTTCTTTGTAAAAGAAACTGGTACATTCAATATAGAGTATACAGGGGATAATAGTTGTATTGTTACAGTAACTACAGCAGCAGGAACTCCAGTATTTTCTGGCAGTCATTCAGACTTTAATACAACTAATACAGGTTCTTTTAGTTTAACTGCAAATACAGAGTATCGTATTCGAGTACAAGGCACTGATGATAACGTTGGAGCCAAAGGTGTTGCTGTTAAAATTAGTAAGGGTGCATTTATCTTTTGGACTACTAGGTCTGAAAACTATACTAGCTTCTTGACTATTGTTAACGATGCAGCTATTTACAATGCAATGAAAGCTGAAGACAACGGGTTAGAGTTAGAGACAGATATTTTTGCTGATGGTGTTACAGACTACTATCATGCATTAGCTAAAGCTGAAGAATTAGTTCGTGTTAGCCGTAGTGCGTTTGGTATACAATTTAAATATGTAATCAAAGACAAATTTTTAGAGCCGGGTGACTTTATAAAGCTAAATAGTACTACTCTAAATCTAGGAGTAGGTACTGATCTTTATTTACGAGTAAATGAAGTAAAGATTACTGAAGAAGGTGTTTGTGAAGTTAATGCTACTAGATTTGATTCTACGCAGTTAGCATGGAATGTTAACGATAACGAATATATCAAAACACCTAACATTTACAACTTTGTATTTGGCACTCCTACTAACTTATCCTATACACAACAAGACACTGAAATCTTAAACTCTTCAGGTCGATTATCTTGGACTGGCGTAGATACAAGTGCATTAGACTCTTATATTACCTACTACTATATTCCAGGCAATATAGATGTGAATAACCAAATTATATGGACTGAGTTAGGTAGAACTACAGATACTACCTTTAATCTTCCAGCACTAAGAATAAGTAAAACAATTTTTGGTGTAAGGGCGTTATCCAAGGCAGGTAGATTATCTAACATGGCAACAACTGCGTTGACAAATTTGATACCTGCAGAAGATGCCTTACCTTATGCAATAGTTTTATCAAATGATTCGTTAACCTTTACTTGTAATAAAGATGGAGTTCCCTTAGCTGGTCAACTGCCTAAAACTGTAGAGATGTATCTTTACAGAGGTTTAAATGTAGTACCTCCCGCAGAAATTTCATATTCAATTAATCCAGTAGGTTGTAATGCTACTATTTCTCAAGGCGTAGTTACTATAACTGCAATTAATGATCAATATGCAACTATTTATTTAACTTTAGGTATTGATAATATTATTCTTTCAAAAGAAATTTCTTTATCAAAGGCAATAACTGGTGCAACTGGAATTGGAGTTAAAGGAGACCCAGGAGATCCTGGAGCTAAATATGCAACAGCTACACTATACCAATGGTCTCCAACTCAACCCGGAAACCCAAATAATATTTCTGCGTACAATTGGACTACAGGAACAAATTCCGCTTATGCGGGAGGTAATAATTGGCTAACTTATATTTCTACAAATCCAGGAACTTCAGGCATTCAACTTTGGACTGCTACAAAGTCAATCACAGCTGCTGGAGGCACAGTTGATACCGTTGTAGACTGGTCAAGTGGAGTTACTATAGCATCAATTACATCAAATGGTGCAACAGGACTTCCTGGACTACAAGTAGCTAGACCTACAGTTTATCGCTGGGCAGCCTCTTTACCTGCAGGACCAGTAGGATCATCTACTTATACTTGGGCAACATCTTCATTTAATAATGTACCTACGGATTGGAATTCAACAATTCAGAATCCGCCTAGTCCAGGATTTACCTTATGGGCTGCAAGTGTAAATATATCCGATAGTGCAACTACTACAAGTACTCAAATTAACTGGACTAACGCCAGTATAGTTGCTATAAGTTATGCTGGTACAAATGGCACTAACGGTTCTCCTGGTTCTCCTGGACAACAAGGTGCTTCTGCTAGAATTTGTTATAGTAAAACAGCCTTAACTTCTTTAGCTTCTACACCCTCTACCATTACCACATCTGGTATTAGTTCATATCCTGCAAATGGATCATGGGGTGCAGATACAGTATGGCAAGCTACTCCTCCAGTTATTAGTGCGGGTGAATCTGTTTATCAATCTGATGGTGTTTATGATCCAGTAACAAATAACACTATTTGGAATGTACCTTATTTGTCCGCTTTAAAAGTAGGAAGTTTATCTGCTATTACAACTAACACAGGTAACTTAACTGTATCTGGTACAATCAAGTCAAGTACTGCTGAAATTAGTAATACAACAATGACTGGTGCTGGTGCAGTTGTGTATTCTAATGGTCAATTTGCTGTTGGTAATAATACTAACAATATCACTTATAACGGTAGTGTTATAACACTTAATGGTCAAGTTGTAGTACCTAGTAACATTGATACTCGTGGACTTACAATTAAAGATGCTTCAGGTAATGTGATTTTTGGATCAGGAACTAATCTTGACTTCTCAAGAATTACAGCTGCCTCGGGATGGTTAAATAGTAATATATCTATTGCATCAAATGGTACTTTGTCTGGGGCAGGTGGAGGTACAGTTACAGCTACTGGTATTAACGCAGTACAAACTAGCTTAGGTAATGCTCCTGCTGGCATCTTAAACAATAATATCGGATTAACTCTCAATTCTAATGGCACATTAAGTGTTTCTGGTGGACCTGTTGCATCAGGTGGAGTCACAGCTACTGGTATTAACGCAGTACAAACTAGCTTAGGTAATGCTCCTGCTGGAATATTAAATAGTAATATCAGCCTAAGTAGTAACGGTACACTAAATAATGCTGGCGGTGGTTCAGTAACAATCAGTGGACTTGGTTATTCAGGTGCATTAGATGCAACTAAAAATGTATTTACACAAGGTGTATTCTCAAGTAGACCCACAGGTACAGATGGTGATGTATTTTATGCCACAGATACATTTCAATTATATCAGAAAATTTCTGGTAGTTGGGTTTTATCGGCTAATAATACATATGTAGATGGTTCAGGTATAATTCGTGGTACTTCTACTGGTGCAGGTACAACTGTTGCTAATTCAGCTATTACAATTTCTGGTGGTGCTATTAACGGTATTGGTACAGGATCTGGAACTACAGTGGCTAATTCAGCTATTACTATTTCTTCAGGCTCAATTAGTGGTATTGGTACTGGTAGTGGTACAGTAGTTGCTAATAGTG